TGACAGGTTCGCAGGGCGTCGACGAAGATATATACCCCGGCACGCCGGCGCAGTTAGCTCAATCTATACAGACCGGCCAGCCTGCTCCTAACACGAAAGAGCAGTTAGCCAGCCTGCCTTATCAAGGCCTAGGCGGTACTTACGAAAGCGCGCCAGCTTCAGTGCTTGGAGGCTCTTTACCTTCGACGCCGACCTATCCGGAGAACGAGACAACCCCTTTTGCAAGTGGTGCCACGGGAACAAGTGGGGCTTCTGTATCTCCTGTAAGTTCTCCTACAGCAGCCCCAACAAGTACAGTGGCACCGGCAAGTTATAGCATCCTGCCACAGGGCGTAACTGACGACCTGAACAAGATAGCTAACTTCACTATAAACTGGACAAACGTAACTTGGGCAGTGATAGGCTTTGTCCTTTTCATAATCGGGCTAATCATGCTGTTCAGTGGACAATCAGAACAGCCAGCCCAACCAAGTACTGGCGAAAAGCTATCACAAGGCACTCAGAAGGCTACCGAGCATATCCAGACTGTTACAGGCTTTGCAGGTGCCATGTCTAAACTAGCTTCGCTTTTATAAGGAGATAATAATATGGCAATACTTTCTTTTCGCGTCAACTTACCAGCCAGCACGCCGGCGATAACTCCAGTCACGCTTGACCTGGTAAGCTCAGCTCATTTTATAAAGCAGGTCGTTATGCCGTACACGCTATCAACCGGGCTGGATAACTCCAAGTCTGGTTGGAGGCTTTTAGATAGGGGCCGCTCTAGAACCTTCATTCCAGAGGTTGGTTCAATGGATAACAACGTAATATCCAACCCTAACGAAGCTGGCTGGGCGCCTATCATGAACACCGCTCAGATAATCGAGATGCTTGACCAACCTATCTCAGGGCCGCCTTACCGGCTTACTCTGGACATGTACAACGCCTCAGCAGCAGCCTTGATTGTCGTTGGCTTCATTATCGTTGAGGAAAAATTCGTTGAGGAAGACCGCGGCATGCTTTACGAGATTGTTACAGCTGGCGAGCCGCCGAGGATGTTTATGCTCCCGACGCGCCGCGGACTACCTATGGAAGCAGGTGGGCTTCCTCCGGTGAAAGGCTAGAACATGGCTGGCGAGTTCGCGACAACTCTAACCGTACCGGCGAACACGCCAGCCAGTTCGCCGGTATCAGTATTCTCGACAGTTCAGAAGCAGTACTTGACTAATCTAGAAGTATACTTCCCGACTGGCTGCGCTGGGCTATGTTACGCAGCTGTCTTTCTGTCAGGAGCGCAGGTCATGCCAGACCCTACCAGTGGTTCTGTAGAATGGTATCATGGCGAAGGTTCTATAAATTTTATAGGCCATAAAATGCTGCGGGGTTCGCAAGGTCTACAGCACATCACATTAGAGATAAGGGCTTATAATCTGGACGATACCTACGACCATCACCCTATAGTCAGGATAGACACCAGCGAGGTATGATGTGGCGCATGGAGCGCAAGACTATGTTAGCAATGCTGTCACGGGAGCTGTTTACTTGACCGTACCTATTGGAGGTATAAATGTCTGGAGTGCCGCGGCTATGCCTATCGGCTGGCTGGAGTGCAACGGTCAGGTAGTTAGCCGCTCGCAGTATTCTCTGCTGTTCGCTGTTATAGGTACGACCTTTGGAGTGGGCAATGGCTCAACGACTTTCAACCTGCCTAATATATCTGGCAATGTTCCTATGGGCTTGAACGCCGAAGCGCTAGGCTTACAAGGTGGAGAAGAGACACACGCGTTGACGGTCAATGAAATGCCGGCGCATACGCACTCTTACGGATCAGGCACAGTTTATAACGGAGGGAATTATCTTACGGGAAATGGTACAACGGATACTTCCTATTCTGGGCCTGCTGTAAAATGTTCGGATAGCGTAACTCCAGCGCAAGGACTGCCGCACAATAATATCATGCCGTACCTTACAATAAAATTCATCATCTATGCAGGAGCGGTCTAATGGCACACGGCGCGCCTGATTACAATCTTACTACAGTAAATAGCAGCTCTGTGCAGGGCTCAGTATCCGTACAGGTCGGCGACGTTATGTTATGGGGCGCGGCAGCGCTTCCGGCGCAATGGTTACAATGCAACGGGCAGGCGGTTAGCCGCACCGCTTACGCAACATTGTTCAATATTATAGGAAGCACTTATGGCTCTGGAGATGGCTCTACGACTTTCAACCTGCCGGACATACGCGACAATGTAATCGTAGGAATAAATACATCAGATGCTAATTTCAATACAATCGCACAGAAAGGCGGCGAGGCTACGCACGTTCTAAGCGCGGCTGAAATGCCTTCACATAGCCACAAGATGTTTAGTGCTGGAAGCGGTATAAACACGCCTCAGTTATATGCTGGCAGTGCCAACGCCGGCAGTTCTACCCTGAACAGCGCTGGCGGCGGAGCTGCACATAACAATTTACAGCCGTATATCATCCTTTACTACATTATATACGCAGGAGTTTAGAATGGCACACGGCGCATCCGATTATAATCTGACATTCCAGCCAGTGGTAAGTGGCGCGGGACTTTTACCAGTTGGCACAATAAAAGCCTGGCCGGTCGCTACTATTCCAGCTTTATACGTTGAGTGTAATGGTCAGGCTATTAGCAGAAGCACTTACTCCGTTCTGTTCGGAGTTATAGGCACGACCTACGGGGCAGGAGATGGCTCAACGACTTTCAACGTTCCTAACATGAGCGGCAAGATAGGCGTCGGTTATAAAGGCAGCGACTCAAACTTTCAAACACTTGGTCAGTCCGGTGGGGAAGAGACGCATACGCTTGTCATCTCTGAGTTGCCTACGCACACGCATCCTATGGTTACTGGAACGTCAAGTACTGGAGGAAACCATACTGTCAGTTGCAACACGTATTCTAAGACCGCAATCTCAAGCTGCGCCGGTTCGGACGGCGCGCATAACAACTTGCAACCTTATATAGTCATGAAGTTCGTTATATGTGCAGGAGTGTAAACATGCCAACTTCAGTAGAACGCAAGCGCGGCGGCGTGATAAAATATAGAACCAAGCGCCTATCCAATGGTAGGTATATTAGAATTGCGATTGTCCGAAAGCCTGGTAAAAGAGGAGGCCGGACGGTTGCAGGGAAGGTAAGGAGAAAACATGGCAAGTAAAAGTAAAGTAAGGCGTAAACGGGTCAGGACGGCTACTAAAGAAAGCGGGCGCCCACGCGCGGCGGGGAAAGGCAGGTAGCAATGTCGAAGTTAGTAATAGGCCACCGTAATCCTAATGGAACTATCAGTATACTAAAATACAAGTATCCACATAAGCCTCAAAAGCCGAAGCATACTAAACACAAGACCATGCGAAGGCGCAAATGAGCGAGAAGGAGAGATAACTATGCGCGAAAAAAAAGGTACAGGACCTTATGGAAAAGGCAGGGTTGTAAAGGCAGGCAACTGGGGCAGGACTAAATATTATCCTAATGGCAAAGGCGGCTATAGCAAGCGCCGACCGAAGAAACGAAAATAGGATATAATCAATCTAGGCGCAGTTATTAGACTTAGGGCTAACCTGCTCCTTCTCCTTTTCCTCCGGGCTGCTGGCAGTAGCAGCCCGGAGGTTCGGACAATTATCTTACTGCCATAAAAGGAGACGCTAAAATGAAAGTATTTATATTCGTTGTATCCATTCCGAGCAGGGACTTCGGGCAGCGCCAACAAGGCGCGCGTGCTACGGTCATCGCTGACACGCTAGAACAGGCCAGAAGCCAGCTGGACGGGCTGCTCCCAAAAGCCGCTAATATGAACTTGCTTGAGTTCCGGTTAGCGATGCTGCATGCAGAGCCGCAGTCCTTCGATGTGCAAGGCTATACAGAGCTGATAATGAGCGACGGCAAGAACACGCGTTCTTACCTGCACGCTAACAAAGCTGGGAGTTCATGATATAATTTTATCAGCCGAGAGGCAGGCAACGAAAAAACAGTCTGGATGTGGGTAGCATCTCGACTGTTTTTTGTTGCTCTTTTCTTTATCCGAATTTTCGGATAAAATGGCTGAAAGGAGAAAAAGTCATGGTCAACCCTGCTATCCAATTTTCGCACACCCCGGACGGTCAGTATATACGCATCAGGTTCCCGTACAATGCCGACTGGCTCCTTGCCGTCAAGCAGATACCTAATCGCAAATGGCAATCAAACGGCGATGACAAGTACTGGGAAGTGCCTGCATTGCCGGACAGTCTATCAGCCCTGATGAACTTTGCCGAGGCCTGCGGAGCGACTCTTCCAAAGACGTTGATTGAACTGTTATCAAGGCAGATAGATGACCAGCAGTTGAACCTGGCCATGTCCGAAGCAACAAAAGCCAGCGCTGACGTGGAACTGCACGCATTGCCAGACACCATCCTACAAGCGCTAAGGCCGTTCCAGATGGCCGGGCTTGAGTATATGCTAAAGAACAGGCGCGTTCTGTTAGGCGATGACATGGGGCTTGGCAAGACAATCCAAGCCTTGGCGGCCGTCGAGTCTTTAGGTGCTTATCCATGTCTGGTTATATGCCCGGCCTCTCTGAAGTACAACTGGAAACGCGAGATAGACAAGTGGCTACCTGAGAGGGCCGGGCACGTCGAGATATTGAACGGCAAAGAACCTGATAAACGCGGCGACTGGTTCGTGATAGTCAATTATGATATTCTGAAGAAGCACTCTTGGGCGTGGAGCATTCCTTGGCGGGCTGTTATTGTTGACGAGTCTCATTATATAAAGAACAGGAAAGCGCAGCGTACCAACTTTGTGCTGGAGATTACCAAGAACTGCGAAAATGTTTTTCTGTTGTCCGGCACGCCAATATTGAACAAGCCCATTGACCTGGCCACACAGTTGCAAGCGCTGAGGCGTCTTGACACGACCTTTGGCGGCTTCTGGCCATTCGCTCATCACTTCTGCAACGCTTATAAGAGCGATTATGGTTGGGTCTTCGATGGTGCAGCTAATCTGGACGAACTGCAAACGAAGCTACGTCAGACCTGTTATATTAGGCGTGATAAAAAGACAGTCCTACCAGAACTGCCAGAAAAGACAAGGCAGGTGATACCGGTGCAGATAAGCAACGCAGCTGAATATGATAAAGCTGAGAATGAGCTTTTCGATTATATAAAAGAGAACGGGCGTCTGGAGCAGAAGTTCGTGGCTACTCTGGAAGGCTACGCCGAAGATGATAAGCAATCTGCAATCAGCCAGTACCGCATGGACAAAGCGCAGAGAGCCATGCGCGCTGAAGTTCTGGTAGGCATAGAGACGCTCAAGCAGGTCGCAGCGAAAGGCAAGCTCAAGCTGGTGCAGAACTGGGTTGAGGACTTTCTAGAGAATAATCCAGACGAAAAGCTGGTGGTGTTCGCCATCCACCGAGACATCATCGAAGCTGTGCAACATATCTGCGCTGAACTATATGCGCCGGCTTTGGTACTTACCGGCGAGACGCCACCGAAGGAGCGCGACAGGTTTGTACAGCTGTTCCAGAACGACAAGGCATGCCGGGTCTTCCTGTCCAACATACAGGCCGGCGGCTTAGGTATCACGCTTACCGCAGCCAGTCATGTGTTATTCGTGGAGTACGCGTGGAACTCCAGCACCATGGAACAGGCCGAAGACAGGCTATACAGGATAGGCCAGAAGAACGCCGTCAACGTCTATTGGCTGGCAGGCATGGATACCATTGACGAGATGCTGATAGACACCATAGAGAGCAAAAGGAGAGTGATACATGAAGCTATAGAAGGCGAAGGTGAGATAAAGGTCATAACAAGATGGCTGGAGGAAAGACATGAGCACAAGTCTGCAAAAACTAATCAATGAGGTTGGGAGTATATGCGCAATATGGGCAGTCCTATTCCTTGCCGCAGTGTGGGCATTTATAGAAGACCAGTATCGGAGGACAAGTGATTACTCAAATAATAAAGCTTTATAAAGCAAGTAACAAAGAGCAGTACACTTATTTATATAAATTTCGTGAAGAAGAGACGAATGACTGGAACAATCAAGGGCCTGTTTTCGGATGGTTCAAATCTGCATTATTGGCTTATAAATCAGCAGTCAATCAGCTTGAACTGACAAGCATCATAAAACAGTTGCCTAAGTTCGAAGAAAAGTTCGGAGCGCAGGATAAATATAGCGACGTGGAATATTTTGAAGCGCGCGTGGCTTATAAAATCGGCTGGGGAAGAGGCTATGCTTCACGTAGCCTACGAAACGGCGAAAGCCGTAACTGAAAGGAGGCAGCATGACAATGAAAAAGTCAGTAGTGATGACGAGCAAAGGCAAGATAAGGAAGGGGCTGGTGGAAGAGTTCAAGGAGAGACACGGTCAAGTAGTCACGCAGCAAGCAAAGCCGAGCAGGCCGGCCAGCAGCAGGAGGCGCAGGCAAGTTTATCAGGCATATCAGCACATCAGCAAGGCAAGGGAGATACTGGCCGACCTGAGGGCTGAAGACAGGGCCAACACTCCGCAGCTGTTCCCTACAGACCTTCATGAGGCTATTATCGGACTGGCCACGGCCTGCCTGCATCTGAGGCACTACTCCAAGGACAAGTTCGTTGCCATGATAGAAGAGCTGAAGGCGTACCGATAAAAAAGGAGAATAGTATGAAGCCAATAGTGCCGGAGGGCTTGGTCAATCAAGCCGTGATGGAACTGGTCTATAAGGAGATAAGGAGGCAGGAACGACTGGAGAAGATGGCTGATGACAAGTACATGGAACTACCAGCAACAGCGCTGCTACTAACAACAGGCAGGTTGGGTATGATAGCCGCAGCGATGGCAAGGTCAGACACTGACCTGGCGGATTTTTATATAATTGAACTCGTAGCCTTGTTGCTACGATACTTAGAACAAGAAAAAAGGAGCAGGTAAAATGTTTACAAAACAAGAACAAGAAGAAGCTATAAATAACATGACCGAATGCCTGAACGAAACAGGAGCAGAGTTCAGGACAATCATCCTTATCACCGTCAAGGATGTAAACCCTGAAGACGAAAACCCTGAAGACGAAAGCGTCGTTTGTCTACGTACTCAAGTATTAGGGAGTGTAATTGACGGGCTGCGGGCGTTCGAATATGGAAAAAAAGACTATCTAAAAAACAACCTCGAAGAGTTGACAAAAGCAATAGAAGACTAATCCAAACATGGTGCCTTCGCTCTGAAGGCACCTTTTTTTTTCGCTCGGGGAAACGCAGCTCATCTAACACAAGTACTAAAAATTGTCAAGCTCGAATTTTCTCAGTCGGAAGGAAGGGAAACTACCCAAAC